GTATCTACGCCAACTAACAAAGGTGGAAGTCGAATAGAGTCGGCTTATACGGAAAGTGACCAGCGCAAGTTCATGGTTCCATGCCATGAATGCGGACATAAACAGGTTTTGGCGTGGTCGAATGTGACTTGGACTGACGATAATCCTAGCACTGGGGCATATCACTGCGCCGAATGTGGGTCGGTCTGGTCCGATACGGATCGGCATAGGGCGGTTCGGAATGGTGAATGGGTGGCTTTTGCGCCATTCAACGGTGTGGCTGGGTTCCACCTGAACGCACTTTACTCGCCTTGGTCGGTGCTATCTGACGCCATTGAAGAGTTTCTGGCGGCGCGGAAGAACCCAATGCGGCTTAAAACCTTTGTTAACACGTTCCTTGGTGAGACATGGGAAGATGCTGGCGAAGGTGTCGATGATTATGCTGTGGCACAGCGCAAGGAAGATTACGAAGGTATCCCTGATGAGGTGGTGCTGCTGACCGCTGGGGCCGACGTTCAGGATGACCGCGTCGAAGTTGAGATTGTAGGCTGGGGCGCTGGCGAAGAAAGTTGGCAAATAGATTATCATGTGATTTACGGCGATCCGTCTACCACGCAGCTATGGCACAAGGTCGATGAGGTCTTGCTGGCAACCTATGAGCATCCGTGTGGTGAGCCAATGCTGGTTCGCGCCACCTGTATCGATACTGGCGGACACCATACACGGGCAGTTTACAACTATGCCAAGACACGCGCCGGACACAGAGTGTTTGCCATCAAGGGTGTTGGCGGAGAGGGTAAGCCGATTGTCGGGCGTCCGTCCAAAAACAACATTGGCAGGGTTCCGCTTTATCCCATTGGCGTTGATACGGCAAAAGAGGTGCATTACTCGCGCTTGAAGATGGATGAGGCTGGTCCAGGCTATTGTCACTTCCCTGCCAAGCGAGATGACGAGTATTTTAAGCAGTTGACTGCTGAAAAGCAGATGATCCGCTATCACAAGGGTTTTCCGTCGCGGGTCTGGGTTAAAACGCGAACAAGAAACGAGGCTTTAGACGTTAGAGTGTACGCAATTGCGGCGCTTACGATCCTAAATGTAAATATGGATAGCGTGGCCCGTAAGTTTTATGCTAACATGGAAAAGCATAAATTGCCAAATGTGGAAGAAGCTGATAAGCCTCATCCTTTAACGGCTGGCAAAAAGGCTGTTCGTAGAGGTGGTTTCGCTAACAACTGGCGATGAGGGATAATGGCTAATCTTTTTGACGAGAACGAAGCACCAGAAGGCGAACCACTGAAGATCGTTGTTGGCGATTTTCTTCAGTGGAAGAAATCGTCCCTTGCAGAGACATATCCTCCTGCACTTTACTCTGCCAACTATGTTGCGCGGATTACAGGTGGCGGCTCCACTGAAATACAATTGCCAGCCGTCGAAAGAACTGGTTATTATTTGTTTACGGCCACTAGCGCAACAACCGCCTCCTTCACACCCGGCTTCTATCACTGGCAGCTTGAGATAGTTCAAACGTCAAGCGGCAACCGCATTGTTGTGCAGCGCGGTGAGTTTGAGGCCATTCAAGATTTGGACACAAACGGCGCTGACCCACGCACTCATGCTGAAATCATGTTAGACAAGATTCAGTCCTTGCTACAGGGCCGCGCTGACAAGGATGTATCTTCTTACTCCATTCAGGGTCGATCCATTGCCAAGATGTCTATTGTAGATTTGTTGCAGTGGCGAGATTACTATCGCAAGGAAGTTTTAAAGGAGCGGCGCGACAACGCCATTTCTCTTGGAAAGCCGACTAAGACTACGATGAAGGTACGTTTTCTATGAGTCTCTGGCGTGAAGCACTGGGCTTACCCCCAAAGGTACAGAACAAGGTAGCGAAGCGTTCCTATCACGCTGCTAACACGGGTCGGCTCTTTGCCGACTTTATGGCATCTAGCCGCAGCCCAGACAGCGAACTGCGCCCTGACCTTGTCCTGATGCGCAACCGTTCGCGTGAACTGGCGCGGAATGATGTTTACGTTAAGCGTTTTCTAAACTTGCTGAAGACCAACGTGGTTGGTGAAAAGGGCATGACCCTACAAGTTAAGGCGCGAAATACTAACGGATCACTGGATGCAATTGGCAACCAAATCATTGAAGACAGCTTTTATCAGTTTGCGCTTAAGGGCAACTGCACGGCAGATGGTCGCCTAAGCTGGATCGATTTGCAGAAGTATGTGATGGAAGCCACCGCCCGTGACGGCGAAGCATTCTTGCAGATTGTGCGCAACCGTTCGTTTATCCACGGCATTGCATTTCACCCCATCGAATCTGACCAGATTGATGAGCAGAAGAACGAAAAGCTGCGTAACGGACGCGAAATCCGCATGGGCATTGAGGTCGATGAGATGCAGCGCCCTGTTGCTTACTGGGTGAAGAAGCGTCACCCCGGCGATTCAGAATTTTCTGCTATCTCTATGAACGTATCAGATCGCATTGACGCCAAGAATATCATTCACGTTTACGATCCGCTTCGCGCTGGTCAGACACGGGGTGAGCCTTGGATGTCACCAGCGATAAGCCAGTTAAAGATGCTGAACGCTCACCGTGAGGCTGAGTTGGTCGCATCGCGTATGGCTGCGTCCAAGATGGGCTTCTTTACGTCAGACACTGGCGAAGATGCCCCAGCCGACGATTACGACAACACTGTCCCTATCATCGATGCTGAACCCGGCACTTTCCACCAGTTGCCTAACGGCGTTGACTTTAAGCCGTTCGACCCGTCGCATCCGGCCACTGCCTTTTCTGATTTCCAGAAGGGCATAATTCGCGGTATCGCGTCTGGCCTTGGCGTATCTTACGCTGCGCTGTCGAACGATTTGGAAGGGACATCCTACAGTTCCATCCGTCAGGGTGCATTGGAAGAGCGCGATAGCTACAAGATGATGCAGCAGTTCCTGATGGAGCATTTCGTCATCCCTGCTTACAACACTTGGCTGCGCCACGTTATGGAGTTCGGTTTGATACCAATTCCGGCATCACGCTTTGACAAGTTTTCGTCTGCTTCAAGTTTCCGCGCCCGTGGTTGGCAGTGGGTCGATCCTCAGAAGGAAATTAACGCAGCCGTCACAGCCATGCACAATGGCGTTATGTCGATGCAGGATGTTGCTGGTCAGTATGGCCGCGATGTTGAAGAGACATTTAGCCAGTGGCAGCGTGACAAAGAAATGGCGGACGCCTTTGGTCTTGAACTAGCATTCTTCCCGTTTGGTGCGAATGAAGCAACCAAGGGTCAGGATGAAGAAGAACCTATTGTTTGATTGTTGCGTAATTCAGTGTTATTGTTTCGCTGAAACGCTTTTTGGAGCAATTTATGTCAGAAGTTGAAGATGTCGTAGAAACAGAGGTTGCAGAAACCGAAGTTGCTGTAGAGGTTGAGGCTGTAGAAGCTGAAATTGTTGAAGAAGCGACTGAAGAAGCGACTGAGGAAGAGCGCAAGTCTCCGGTAGAAGTGCTTCACCGCGCCATCCACATGCAGCCAAAGGCTATCTCGGAAGAGAAGCGCACTGTTGAGATTGCTGTATCTTCTGAACTGGCGGTTGACCGTTCGTTTGGTCGTGAAATACTGGTCCACGAAAGCCAAGCCATTGATATGGGCTTTGTAGCTTCGGGCCGTGCGCCACTGCTTCTGGACCATGATCCAGAGCGTCAGATTGGCGTTATTGAATCCGTAGAACTGTCTGATGACCGTGTTCTTCGAGCCAAAGTCAGGTTCGGGCGCTCGGCACTTGCTCAGGAAGTTTTTCAGGACGTTGTCGATGGTATTCGGTCGAATGTTTCGGTTGGTTACCGCGTCAACAAAATGGAGCGGTCCACGACGAATAAGGACGAGTACCTTGTTCGCTCTTGGTCGCCCCTTGAGGTATCTGTCGTTTCTATCCCTGCTGACCCGTCAGTTGGCGTGGGTCGTAGCGCGGCTGCTCTCGAACCCAAACCTACCATTGAACCATCCATCAAGAAGGAAGTCAAAATGACTGACGAAGTAAACTTGGATGCGGTTCGGGCCGAAGCTGCTGAAGCTGCTGCCAAGAACGCATCTGCAATTATCGAACTCGCCGCTCGTCACAACAAGCGTGATCTTGGCGATGCCGCCCTCCGTTCGGGCAAGAGCATTGAGCAATTCCGTGGTGAACTGCTTGACGTAATCGGTTCGGACAAGCCACTTGCAAACGAAAACATTGGCCTGACGAAGAAAGAAATCCGTCAGTTCTCGGTTGTTCGTGCAATTGCTGCTCTTGCCAACCCAAGTGACCGTCGCCTTCGCGAAGCTGCTGCATTCGAGTTTGAAGTCTCGGAAGCTGCTGCTGCACGTTATGGCCGTGGCGCACAGGGCGTTATGCTCCCAACCGACATTCTCGGCGTCTGGAAGCGTGACCTGAACACCAGTGATGACAACGAAATCGTAGCAACGAACTTGCTTGCTAACGAGTTCATTGACGTTCTGCGTAACGCATCGTCGGTAATGCAAGCTGGTGCGCGTATGCTCCCCGGTCTGCAAGGCAACGTAGCAATCCCTAAGAAGACTGCTGCATCTGCTTCTGGCTGGATCAGCACCGAAGGTGGCGCTGCTTCTGAGTCGGAACCAACCTTCGGCACAGTGTCGATGACGCCAAAGAACATTGGTGCATTCACCGACATGACCCGTCAGTTGATCCTTCAATCGACTCCTGCCATTGAGCAGTTGGTCCGTGACGATTTGACACAGGCTCTGGCCTTGGCAATCGACAAGGGCGCATTGGAAGGCACTGGCTTGTCCGGTCAGCCAACTGGTATTCTCAGCACTGTTGGCGTTAACAAGCCAACTGCGTTTGCTGCTGCTGTACCAACCTTTGCTGAAATGGTTGCTTTGGAAACTGCTGTTGCAGAAGACAACGCTCTGTTCGGCAACTTGTCCTACATCACGGACGCAGCCACTTATGGCGGTCTGAAGACGAAAGCTAAGGACGCTGGTTCAGGCATGTTCGTTCTCGAAAACGGTCAAGCTAACGGTTACAACGTAATCCGCACTCAGCAGTCAACTGCTGGTAACGTATACTTCGGTAACTTTGCTGACTGCTTGATCGGCATGTGGGGTGGCCTCGACCTGACGGTTGATCCATACACCGCATCGACAACCGGAACTGTCCGCATTGTTGCGCTTCAAACTGTTGACGTTGCAGTACGCCACGCAGTTTCGTTCGCATACAACAACGACACGGTATAAGAAATGTTGGGGACCGGGATTTGGAAGTCATCTCGGTCCCCGACTTCTTTGGAGAATGACATGCAATACAAGTGCATTCGTGGCGTAATAACATCGCAAGGCCCATTGAACGTCGGTGATGTTGTTACCCTTCCACATAGCGAAGCCTTGGTGCTTATCGCTCATAAGAAAATCGAAATCTTTGAAGAAGCAGTCCGTGTGGCTGAAGCGCCAAAGGTTGAACATCGCGATCCTGTCACAACAGAAATAGAAAATCGCGATCCTGTCATTAAGCGCAGTTCCAAGAATGGGGATTGAGAGCGCAGATGATATTCTCGACTTTTTTGAAGTCGATGATTTTGCAGATACTGCCACCTACACAATAGTAGGTGGTAGTGCTGTTTCTGTGAACGGTATCTTTGATGCCCCTCAAGCCAGCCGTGGAGCAACAGACCTGATGGACATTACAATCCCATCGCCGCAGTTTGTTTGTCGCACTGCTGACGTACCTTTCGCCTCTGACGGCGATGAAATTATCATTCGCTCTGTCGCGTATAACGTGCGGGTTGTGCTGACAGACGGCACAGGTGTATCGACGCTTATACTCGAAAAGGTGTAATATGGCTCACGTTCGGCAGCAAATCAGGGACTATGTTGCCGACCTGTTGGTTAACTTTATCTTTGATAGATTCGGTATTGTGATCCAAGATCGTTTTAATGTTAATCTTGAAGCTAGGCAGGGTGGCGAAACAGGCACTTTGTACAAGTTCCGTCGCTATGCGCTTGATGAGGCACAGCTTCCCGCGCTCATTGTTTACACCACCACTGACTTATCGCGTCTGGCGACCATAGGACAGCGGACGATGACGCACGACCTTGAACTGAGGGTGGACATCATAAACAAAGGGTCAAGCCTGAATATATTTGAAAACATTGAGAAGTTTTCGGCAGAACTGATAAGCAAGGTAGAAGATGATTTCTTCTTAGGCGGATTGGCTAAAAGCTGTGTGCTGGCAAGTTCAGACTTTGATGTCGAAACTGGCGGCGAAAAAGCTATCGGTTCCGGCAAAATGATATTCAACGTGCAATATACAACCGCCATAAATAACTGTCAGGTGTCAATCTAATGGCGCACATGAACCAACAGATCAGAGACAGGGTGGCTACCATTATCGGTGCGCTGCCTTTCTTTTCTGGCCGCGTCTACAAGATGCGTTCATATGCCTTGGATGAAGCAAAGCTGCCAGCCGCTGTAGTTTACACCAACAGCCAATCGTCTTCGCTGGTCAGCATAGGCTTTAGAACGCTTCAAGGCTCACTTAATCTGACGGTAGATATTCACATTAAAGGTTCCAGCGCGACGATAGTAAATCAAATCGATGATGCCTGTGTTCTAATTGAAGACGCCATTGGCTCTGATTTCTCGTTGAACGGATTAGTTAAGAGTTGCGTTTTGACTGAAACAGACGTAGACATTAACGTCGAAGGCGAAAAGCCAACGGCCTCTGCTCGATTGTCTTACGTTGCTGAATATGTTACATCTATAGCTGATGTGGAGACACCAAGATGAAGATGGTCAAAGTTTACAACAAATCTGGCGATGAGATACTCGCTTGTGAGTGTGATCTGGAGCATTATCAGTCTAAGGGCTGGGATGTTAAGAAGGCTGCAAAGCCAAAGGTTGAAGCAGAGAAAGTCGAGGAGTCTGAGTAATGGCTACGCATACTGGCAGTGAAGGAACGCTTAAAGTTGGTGCGAATACCATCGCAGAGATTCGCTCCTACTCTTTGGAAGAAACCGCTGACACTGTCGAAGATACTTCGATGGGTGATAGCTACCGTAGCTTCAAAACGACACTGAAGGGCTGGTCAGGCTCCGTTGACGTATTCTGGGATGAGACTGACACCTTGGGCCAAGGTGGCCTTGTAGTGGGCGCTCAGGCGACGATTAACGTATTTCCAGAAGGTGCGTCGGCTGGCGTATCTGAAAAGTATTACACCGGAACCGCGACTGTGACAGGAAAGACCATCACTGGTAGCTTTGACGGCATGGTGGAATCGACAATCACGCTTCAAGGCACTGGTGCTTTGACCGAAGCAACACTGGCGTAAGGATAAGACATGGCTACCCATACTGGTTCAGAAGGCACAGTTCGCGTTGGCTCGACCAACAACGTGCTTGAAATTCGTTCGTACTCGGTTGAAGAAACCGCCGATACTGTTGAAGATACCTCAATGGGCGATAGCTATCGCACGTTCAAGACTACCTTGAAGGGTTGGTCTGGTTCGGTTGATGTGTTCTGGGACGAAACAGATACTACAGGTCAGGGCGCATTAATCCCTGGCGCTGAAGTAGCTATCCGCTTCTACCCAGAAGGCGCAGTTTCGACCGACATTTATTACACAGGTCAAGCCATTGTAACTGGCAAGACTATTACTGGCAGCTTCGATGGTATGGTGGAATCCACTATTACTGTTCAAGGAACAGGGGCTTTGACTAGCGCGGCTGTATAATTAAAAGGAAGATTAATATGAGTATTGCCAAGCGTATTGCAGAGCGGACATCGAATAAGCGTCACATTGACGTTGCAGAATGGGGTGATGAAGGCAAGCCAGAGAAGGTCTATTATGGCCCTCTGCTTGCTGGTGAACTGAACCGCATCCAGCGTAAGCATCCTAACTTTCTTGGTTCCGCATCATTTGATGCAATGGTTGATCTTATCATTCTTAAAGCTGAGAATGGACAAGGCGAAAAGCTGTTTACGCTTGAGGACAAGGCTGTTCTGATGCGTGAAGAGGTTGGTGTCATCTCGACTGTAGCTGCTGCGTTTATGAGCGGTGACAGTGTCGAGGAGCAGGAAAAAAACTAAGAAACGATCCGTTTAGGTATAACCTTCTTACCTTGGCGGATCGGCTTGGCAAAACCATTGCAGAGATTGAACTTATCTCAATTGAAGAGTATAACGAATGGGTCGCTTATTTTAACCTGAGCGAAGAAAGGCAAAAGCGTGGCCCAAGACCAAAGAGTTGAGTTTCTGTTTGCTGCTCAGGTTACTGGGCAGAACCAGATGCAGCAACTTATTGCCAGCGTCGATGCTCTTCGCAAAGAAACCGACAGGCTCAAAACTGCCAATGGTGGTCTTGCTTCATCAACTGATGCTGTGGTTCGCAATGGTGTGCGTTATAATAACGCACTGGATGCTCAATCCAAAGCCCTTCGCCAAACCCGGCAAGGCACTCAGCAGCTTGGTTTGCAGATTAATGACTTTGCTACATCTGTCGCCACGGGTGCAAGTCCACTACAAGCATTTAACCAGCAAATAGGTCAAGTCGGCTACGCTATGTCGCAAATGGGCGGCACTGCTGGTGTTGTAGGTACATTCTTGGCCGGACCTTTTGGCGCTGCGCTTACGATTGCTACTGCTGTTCTTGTCCCCCTTGTCATGAATCTTTTTCAGTTTGGCGATGCTGCTGAAGCCGCCAAAAAGAAAGCAGATGATTTAAGGAAGGTGGAAAAAGATTTTGCTAGCAGCACTTTAAAGTTAATGGAATCGCGTTTAGCCCTACAAGGACCGATTGAGGAAAATGTTGCTGGTTATCGCAGACTGTATTTGGGTGCGATAGAGGCTGCTAACGGTGAATTACAATTAGCTAGGGCTGCCGTTGCTGGGGCGCAAGCTAGAATGAAGGCCGCTGCGGCTGAAGCTGATACTATAAAAAAACTAAAATCTGGTTCAAGAGAAGGTAAGCAAGGTATTGCCAAATCAGGTTTGGCTGGGCTTATTGGTTCTGCTGTAGGTGTCGGCCTTGATTTCTTTGGATATGGCAAGGGAGAAGACGCTGCTAGATCAGAAGTAACTGCTGCTAAGTCAGCGGCTAATATAGCAGAGGCTGGAGTAAATTCAGCTAAAAAGATATTGCAAGACTTTGAAAAAGATGCCGCAACAGGATTTTCAAAATCCAGTGGCAGTGCGTCTGGTAGTTCTGCTGGTAACGCTGCTAAACGCATTGCTAAATCAAGTCCGCAAGCGAAAGCGGCGTTTTCAATGAAGGGTTTTTACGAAGAGTATTTTGCTAAAGAGTTTGAGCAAGCTGACAAAGGTTTGGCTAAAACAGCAGAAGACCAAATCAAGTCATTAATTGATACCGTTCCTGACTTGGCAAAGATTAGCCCAGAAATGGATGCTATTTTAACTCGCGCAGATGAAATTGCTCAATCGTTTGATGCTGTAGGCAATGCCGTTGCAAACTCGTTTAAGGGTATGCTTACTGGCGCTATGTCGTTCAAGAGCGCAATGAAGGGCATTATCGGAGCAGTCATTGACGAACTTTTTAGGCTTTATGTTGTAAAGCAAATTGTTGGGATTGTGACTTCGGCCCTCGGCGGACCTCCTCCAGCAAGAGCATATGGTGGTTCGGTAACGGGTAAAAAGCCATACATGGTTGGCGAACGTGGCCCAGAACTATTCGTCCCCGGCGGTAACGGCACAATCATTCCCAACAGCAACATGCGCGGTGGTGGCGGCGGCGGAAGTAGCTTCAATATCAGCGTAGACGCCCGTGGCTCAAACGATCCAGCCGCTGTTCGCGCCCAAGTGCAGCAGGGTATCCTTGAGGCTGCTCCGGCAATTATTGCAGCGGCAGAGTCAAGGACAATTTCAAGCCTTCGTAGACCGCGCCTTGGTGGAGTTATGCAGTAATGGCGACAGTAACTTTTCCCTCATCACCTAAGCCCAACAGCATGTCATGGCGCTTGGTCATGCCTTCGCAGACAAATGTGTCGGAGTGGACGGGGCGCAGACAGACCATCGCATCTGGTCGCGGATGGTGGGAATGCCAACTCTCGTTACCTCCAATCGTAGGGACGCTTAACGTTAATTCATGGCGCTCGTTCATAGCAAAGAGCCGTGGCCGTGCGAACGACTTTCAGATACCTGTTGACCCAACTGCTCAGTCGGCATCAACCGCCACCCCTTTGGTAAATGGCGCAGGGCAGACAGGTCGGACATTAAACACTGACGGCTGGCCTTTATCGACCACGGTGCTTGTCGCTGGGCAGTATGTCACTATCAACAACCAGCTTTTGCAGTTGACTGAAAACGTAACGTCTAACGGTTCAGGTGTAGCTACACTTACCTTTGAACCGCCGATCCGCACATCGCCAGCGGATAACGCAGCCATTGAATACAAAAACCCATTTTGCCTAATGTACTTTGTAGAGGAGCCAACGCTTTCAGTTGAGACAGGTTATGTGTATAGCCTCTCGCTGAACCTACGGGAGTCCTTCTAATGGTTGATGCAACCACACAGGCTGCGCTTGAAGCCACAATCGTTAACTGGCGCGTTTTAAT